AAGAGAAGAGAATAATTCTCTTCTCTTTTTAATTTTATTTTCTAAAAGGTTAATATTTTTAATTAGTAAATATGAAAATAAAATAAAGGATAATATATTTATTAATCCTACCTATAGGTTAAATATGAGAAAGGTAATAATATGAATAATTTAAATTTTAATATTGAACAATTTAATCGGATGCAGAGAGATGAAATTCATCTTGGTCTTATAAATGGAGTAGATGTATCTATTTATGCTGATCCAAAATTTGATGCCGGCCAGATGGAAGAAATTCATCTTGGTCTTATAAATGGAGTAGATGTATCTATTTATGCTGATCCAAAATTTAATGCTGGCCAGATGAGAGAAATTTATTATGGTCTTAAGGATGGAGTAGATGTATCTATTTATGCTGATCCTAAATTTGATTCTTGCCAAATGGAAAAGATTCGTCTTGGTCTTAAAGATGGAGTAGATGTATCTATTTATGCTGATCCAAAATTTAATTTTCTTCAGATGGAAGAGATTTATCATGGTCTTAAAGATGGAGTAGATGTATCTATTTATGCTAATCCCAAACTTAGTTCTTTTCAGATGAGAGAAATTCGTCTCAATCTTAATTTTAATAAAAATAAAGGATAATATATTTGTTAATCCTACCTATAGGTTAAATAGGAGAAAGGTAATAATATGAATAATTTAAATTTTAATATTGAGCAATTTAATTTGAGTCAGAGAGATGTGATTCGTCTTGGCCTTAAATATGGAATAGATGTATCTATTTATGCTGATCCTAAATTTAATGTTGGCCAGATGGGAGAAATTTATTGGGGCCTTAAAGATGGATTAGATGTATCTATTTATGCTGATCCTAAATTTAATGAATATCAAATGCATAAAATTCGTTTTGGTCTTAAAGATGGAATAGATGTATCTATTTATGCTGATCCTAAATTTAATGTTGGCCAGATGGGAGAAATTTATCGTGGTCTTAAAGATAGAATAGATGCATCTATTTATGCTGATCCTAAATTTAATGAATATCAAATGCATAAAATTCGTTTTGGTCTTAAAGATGGATTAGATGTATCTATTTATGCCAATTCTAAATTTAATTATCTTCAAATGGGAGAAATTTATCGTGGTCTTAAAGATGGAATAGATGTATCTATTTATGCTGATCCTAAATTTAATGCCAACCAGATGGGAGAAATTCGTCTTGGCCTTGGAGATGGAGTAGATGTATCTATTTATGCCAATCCCAAATTTAATTATCTTCAGATGAAAAATATTTATCGTGGTCTTAAAGATGGAATAGATGTATCTATTTATGCTGATCCCAAATTTAATGCCAGCCAGATGGGAGAAATTTATTATGGTATTAGAAATGGAGTAGATGTATCTGTTTATGCTGATCCTAAATTTAATTATCTTCAGATGGAAGAAATTCGTTTTGGTCTTAAAAATGGAGTAGATGTATCTATTTATGCTGATCCTAAATTTGATGCTGATCAAATGAGAGAAATTTATTGTGGTCTTATAGATGGAGTAGATGTATCTATTTATGCTGATCCTAAATTTAGTTATCTTCAAATGGAAGAAATTTATCGTGGTCTTAGAGATGGAGTAGATGTATCTATTTATGCTAATCCTAAATTTAAACCTCTTAAGATGAGAAATACTCGTCTCAATCTTAATTTAAATTGAATAAAAATAAAGGTGTAAAATAAACTCTACACCTTTATTTTCTAAAAGGTTAATATTTTCAATTAGTAAATAAAATTAAAATAAATGATAATATATTTATTAATCCTACCTATGGATTAAATAGGAGAAAGGTAATAACATGAATAATTTAAATCTTAATATTGAACAATTTAATTTGGATCAGAGAGATATAATTTATCGTGGTCTTAAGGATGGAGTAGATGTATCTATTTATACCGATCCAAAATTTAATAAAGATCAGATGAGAGAAATTTATTATGGTCTTAAAAATGGAGTAGATGCATCTATTTATGCTGATCCTAAATTTGATGCCAGCCAGATGGAAGAAATTTATTATGGTCTTAAAGATGGATTAGATGTATCTATTTATACTGATCCAAGATTTGATAGAGATCAGATGAGAGAAATTTATTATGGTCTTAAAGATAAAGTAGATGTATCTGTTTATGCTGATCCTAAATTTAATTATATTCAGATGGGAGAAATTTATTGTGGTCTTATAGATGGAATAGATGTATCTATTTATGCTGATCCCAAATTTAATGAAGATCAGATGGATGAAATTTATTATGGTCTTAAAGATGGATTAGATGTATCTGTTTATGCTGATCCTAAATTTGATTCTTGCCAGATGCATGAAATTTATCGTGGTCTTAGAGATGGAGTAGATGTATCTATTTATGCTGATCCTAAATTTAATTATCTTCAAATGAGAGAAATTTATTGTGGTCTTATAGATGGAGTAGATGTATCTATTTATGCTGATCCTAAATTTAATGAATATCAAATGGATGAAATTTATCGTGGTCTTAGAGATGGAGTAGATGTATCTATTTATGCTGATCCTAAATTTGATGGAAATCAGATGGAAGAAATTTATCGTGGTCTTAAAGATAGAATAGATGTATCTGTTTATGCTAATCCCAAATTTGATACCGACCAGATGTATAAAATTCGTCTCAACTTTAATTTGAATAAAAATGAAGGTGTAGAATAAACTCTACACTTTTATTTTTTAAAAGTTAATATTTTTAATTAATAAATATAAAAGTGAAATAAAAGATACATCTATTGTTGAAAGGAGAGAATTATGAATAATCTTATTAGTTTCGAAACTAGCCTTGGTGTATTAGTGATAAATTTAAATATTATTGATGTCATTGATATCAGAATAGATTGTGGATGTATTTTTATCGTTTATAATGGTAAAATGCATAAAATCACTGAGAATATATATCATGATATTATTTCAATGACAAAACAGATTAAATAAAAAATAAAGGTGTAGAATAAACTCTACACCTTTATTTTTTTAAAAGCTATTAATATTTCTTAATCCTAGATTAGCATTATCTGCATCACCATTTTGTCTAATAGAGTAATTTAACACTTCTAATTTAGCTCTATTTTTTATACTTTCCAACATCTCTTCATCTGTTTCAAATGGATATCCAACAGATAGTCTTAATTTAGTACTATCTGTCATTTCCATTATTATTTTTTTCATTATATATTGAATGGCATATTCTATATTTTGTTCATTCATATAATTTTCAGTTTCAGGATCTATATTATATACCTGCCATTCTAATAATGCTTGTTGTACTAAATATTCCATTAATGCTCTAGAATCTTGTACCGAATAATTGCTCTTCTGTATAAATTTGTCCCGTTCCCTGATTATTTCTGAGATCTGGCTGATTATTTTTGGTAAGTGTATTAACCTCATAGAAATTAGTATTAATGTAACCATCTGACCAATTAATAAGATTATCATTCCCAATATAATTGCTATGATAATAGTTGTATTCATTATAATCTCCCCATGATTTTATAGTATTTGACAGTTGATAGTATGGTAAATCATTAAGCTCATTATTTTTTTGACAATTTTCTATATATCTTATAACTTTATATGCAATATCCATTGTAATACCATATCTATACTTAAGTAATATTTGCGGCCAATTGCCAAAACACATACTAAGAGGTATATACATATCAGGATTTGCATGATATAGCTGATGTGCAGTTTCTGATAGCATTACTATAGGAATATTATTATTTCTATGCTCTTGTATAAGTAAATTTATAATATCAAAAGTAGTACACCTTCCTACAGTATTTAATATATGCTGAGATATAAGAATAGTAATATCATATATAGTAAGAAAATTATGATGCATTTCTATATTAGCCATACCATCTTGAATATTACCATTAATCTGACATCTATCTAAACCCATACTCATTAAATATGCCTTATAACCTTTATATGCTCTAGATTTTCTAAATCTATGAATACAGTTATCTATAAATCTTTTATATACTTCTACATCAGCTAAAGATTCTCTAGTTTGATAAAATTGTAAAGGATATTGTGCTGTAGATGAATACATAGTAGCAATCGGAATTCTAGGATTTATAAATTCTCTTGCTAAATAAATATCTATATCATTTTTATCAGCAATCTTTGTATCTAATTCTTTTTTCATTAAATCATTCATATTATTACCTTCTATTCTAATTATTAGAAAGTAAATATTTTCTACTTTTACCACTTCAAATTAAAGTAATTTTTAATATTTAATATAGGAGAGATAAAATGGCACCAAAGTATAAAGAAAAAAACTTTAATGAAACAGATATTAATAATATTATTAATTTATATGAACTTGGATACACAATACAAGATATAAGAGATATAACAAAAATTTCAAGTGATATAATTAAAAGATATCTTGTAATGAAATATGATAATAAAATTCCTGTAACACAAGATGAAATTTTATATTTTAAAGAATTATATAAATCTGGAAAATCTATTACTGATATTTCTCAATTAACAGGAAGAACCCCTTCTGTTATTAGAACCTATATTAGAGATCTTATTACAATTAAAGAAAAAAGTGAAGAAGAAGAAAAGAATAATAGAGCATTAAAACAGAAAGCAGAAAAGGATTCAGATGATATTCTTGATGCTTATTTAAATTCTGTATATGAGATTTCTGATATTGCTAAATATTATGAAGTACCAAATGATCTAATTAAGAATGTACTTAAAGATTGGGTATCCGTTCATATGCCTTATAATAGATTATTTGACATTCCTATTACTACTACAAAAGTAAAAATTCTTAGAGATTTTTATTGTTCTAAAGGTGATAAATATAAAATTAATATTACTGATCCTTTAGGAAATATTAAATATATTACTATTACAATAGAAGACTTATACCCTAAAATAATTATGACTGATAAAGGAAGCTTTACTTATAAAGACTTACTCCTTAGAGCTAAATCTATATATAGGAATATTAAAAATGATTGACATCTATGTAATAAATGCTATTAATGGAGGAATAAATGGAAAAAGTAACTTTATCCAGTAAAGTGTTTACTGAAAATCCATTATTAGATGAAATAGTATATAATGCTAGACAATTAGCTACTGGAACCATATTGAAAGATATGGATAAAGCTAATAATGCAGAAACATTGGAATCAGTACAAGCTGGAGATGTACTTATTGCTATAAAGCATGGATATACTAGATTTGAATATTTTAAATATGATGAATCTATTATTAGGCAAATATCTGGTTTGACAGAAGAACAAATTCATGCATATGCTGAAGATAATAGTCTTATTCCAGAAGGAGATATTAGAACTCAGCTTTTGAATATAGCAAAAGAATCATTTGAAAATAATTATGTGGAATATAATAATTATTATCGAATGCTTCATGGAGATCCTAATTATGATGAATCTGGAATTTGGGAAGGATTGTGGATAGATACTGAATATATTGATGAAGAAATACCAACATCAATAGATCATATTTCTACCGTATATAAAGAGGAAACTGATAGATATGGAAATATAATTTCTGATTATCAGTTAATTCATGAATTATCTTTATCAAAACAACTTTTACTTGATACCAATGGTACTCTTGAAAGTATTGTAGAAAATGAAGATTGGCTTCTTGCTAATAATCTTACTAAAGACGATGTGTTATATCTGCTTCATATGGGAGATAAACAAATTGATTATTATGATGCAAGAGTAGCAGAAAAATTTGCTATGCTTTATTGTCCATCTTGTGATTCTATAGAAGTAAGAGCTAGATATAAAGATCTTTTAGAAGCAAATAGATTATATCTTCTTTATACAGTATACTCTGAAGCATATAAATATAGATCAGATTATTATGATAATTTTATGATGGTATTCTTAGTAATTCAAACAGTTATTGATTTAATTGTAGAATTACCAGAGTATTTAATTAGAAGAGATGTTTTTGATACTAGAACTTGTAAATATATTTTTGAGTCTAATGGTGTTAAATATTTTAGAGATATTCCATTAAGATATCAAATTTCATTGGTAAAAAATCTTAATAAATTGATTAAATTTAAATCTACAGATAAGTGTATTGTAGATATAATTTCATTATTTGGATTTAGAAACATTAATGCTTTTAAATATTATATTTTAAAAGATAGAAATGTTACAAATCCTGATGATCTTGATTATTATGATAATACAAAAATTGTTACTGATGAAGAAGGTAATAGAAGTATAGTTCCAGATAATGATGAAAATTATGATGTGAAATTTATTAAAGTTCCATTATTAGATCCATTGTATGATAATTATGCTAGAAAAGATCAAAATTTGTTAGAATATGATGAAATTACTAATCCTGATGCATATTGGGTAGGAGATAAACAGTATGATACAGTAAAATCTGGAGTAAAAGATCTTGATTTTACTATATTAAGATCCAAATATTATACAATAGAAGCTGTTATAGACTTAGCTCAAAGAAACTTTAGTTTAGTTTATTTTATGAATATTCTAATGTATAATAAAGTAGATAAATCTTCTCTTAGAATTAGTTTACCAAATATTTCTACTACAAAGAAAGTGGAGTTAGTAAATGCAATTATAGCTCTTTATTCTCTTGGATATATCTACTATGGTGTAGAAGATACTATTCTTGATAGCAGATCTAAAATAGCAGAAATTCTTGGATTTAATATGGAAGCTGACCTTGCTACAATAGCTGAATATTTACATGAGCATCATAGAGGACTTACATTAGAAGAGCTTTTATACGGACATGATGTATTACCAGATGAAAGACCTGGATTTACTATCCCTGATGATAATAAAATTTATAGTTTTGAAGAGTTAAGAGAAATATTCCTTAATAATAGAGATATCTATAAACATGTATTAGAAGTAATGGCTAATCCTCCTAGTAAAGAGGTTTATGATGCTTATAGATATTTATATAAAACTCTATTTATTATGAATAGAAATATGGAATATTTTCTTATAGGAGATAATGATATTATAGATCAGTATAAAGCTGATGGATATACTACAAAATTTATTAATATTCCAAGAGCTGAAAATTATCAAAATCCTGAAGTATATGAATATGATATGAAATGTTTACTCTCTACTTGTAATGAAGAAACTCTTTATTTTGAAATGAGAGATGATTTTAATGATACGCATGAATTCGATCTCTATATCTTTGATGGAGAAGAGTTAGTTTCTTTAGATGAGACTGCTAGAATGGCTACTACTTATACAGAATTTATGCGATATAAGGATGCAAATATATATAGATTCTTAGTTCAGACTGCAGCTATTACAGATGAAGATAAGAGACAAGAAACTTGTATAAATGCTATTCAGCAGATTATTGGATATATTAAAGATTATGTAGATGAAGATAAGACTGAAGTATATATGGATGATGTATTTTCTGGTCTTCCTTCTGTGTCATTAGAATTTGTTAAATCTTATATTGAAGAAGTAATTGATTTCTTTAAATCATTTAAAATATTTACCCATGAATCTTCTATTATGTATGTAATAGATGATAAATATGATCAATATGTACAATTAATAGATTGGATTCTAATTAAATATTTATTTGATAAAGCTGAAATTATTAAGATTGAAGATTATATTGCAAAATCAAATGTAGAGCTTTCTCATGAAGAAAAAGCAAAGCTTATCGATAAACTTTGGATGAGTATGGACTGGTGGTTAAAAAAGAATTATTCTGAATATTATGAAAATAATAGAAATGGATTAGAAGATCCTGGAAAGAAACATACTTTTACATACTACTGTCCTCAGTGTGGAGCTGAGCTTTCTGCTTCTGATACAGTTTGTCCAAACTGTGGTATAGAAAATAAAGTTCCTATTACTTATGATAATTATATTCAAATAAATAAGACAATTAGAGATTATGTAGAGAGAGTAACAACTCTTGAATTAAGCAGTGATGTATTTAATCCAGATAATCATTATATAGAAGAACTTGAGACTTATGCAGTTGATGCCATTTTAAAAGTTTTGATTACATTATATAAATTTGATAATATAGAAATTCATGAAGAAATTGCAGAAATGACTGAAACTAAAGCTCTTGATGAATATATTAATGAATGGATAACTGATCTTGCTGATATACTTATTACTCTTGTTAAAGATGATGGAGAAATATGTTGTACTAAATATTTTTGTCCTCATTGTGGTAAAGAAATAGAAGAGTCAACTTCAATTTGTCTATATTGTGGAGAGACTATTTTTGAACCTGAGATGAGGTATCATTATACTACAAGAATTAAAGATAGTGCAACAAAAGTCTCTATATTGAATTTAAATTATTCTATTAATTTCAGAGATGGAATTATGGGATCATCTGAGGTTTTAAAATTAAATGAATCTATTTATAGACCTTATGATAATTATTATCGAATAATAACTCAAGAGTTTCCTGCTCATGAATTTATAGATGCTTAATATCATATAGGCTGAACATCAAATTAATTAAGTTAACACATTATAGGAGGTTAATTATAATGCCTAATAAAAATATCACATTATTCGATTCTGCAAAGACGAATGATGGTGTAAATCTTAAGAAGACATGGCTTAAAGGTGAGGTTATCTTCAAGAATATTGATACTGGAGAACCTATCCTTACTCTTCATAATAAAGTAGTTATTGCAGGTTCTCAATTTGTGGCTCAGAAAGTATTTGATCTTCCTGAATTGGTTCATCTTCCTACCTATAATGAGTCTCTTGAACTTGAAAATTCTGCAGAACCAGGAGCTACTCCTATCAATACTCCAAAGGCTTGTCTTTTCTGCTGTGGAACTCAGGGTTGTGGTTCAGAAAGTTCTCAAGTTTATCCTGTGCAGTATACTAATAGAATTAAACCATCTGGAGATCTTGTTCCTTTTAGATATCAATTAATTCAGAATGATCTTTCTGATGCTCTTAGAGCAAAGTATTTTGGTAGAAAAACTATTAATGGTGAGCGTATTGCTTACTATTTTAAAGCTTTTGAATCTGATCCTGTAATGTATATGAGATATACGGATGGTACTATTATCGATGCTACATTATATGATTCTCAAAATACTTCTGATGCAGAGACTTTTGTAGAGTTTATGCTTAGGATTACTAAAGATGATTTTAGAGATTATTTTAGAGCAACATCTTCTATTAATGATGCAAGAATTAATTCTATCTCTATTCTCACTGCATGGTATAATGAGATCTCTGGATATAAGTGGTATCAGAGTATTATTCCTCTTACTCAGCTTAATATTCCTAATGAAGCTCTTATTGATCTTACCAAGGGAATTGATATTACGTATCATATCTACTTCTAATTTTAGGAGGTGGATAGTATATGGCTAAAAGGACATCAAAAAAGATTACAGATGGAGAATTAAAGAATACTTTAATTAATATTCAAGAAAAGGATATTACATCATCTTTTATCTATGATCTTTTTGGCGAATTTGATGGGGTTGCTAAATGCAACCCCTAT